GTCGCTGTGGCTGCAACTTTAATATTCTTGCCGTTTGTACCACCTGATAGTAGTTGTTTTGAATATGTTGCCATATTATTTTTCCTTTATTTAATTGAAAACCGAGTTAGTAAGAATGTTATTGACATCATTCCACGTAGGTGAAGTGATGTCAGACGTAAGGGCTACTGTTCCAGTGGCATCAGGGAACGTTATTGTACGATCCGCAGTAGCATTAGTAGCCGCTAAAAAAGTTTCATAAGCATCAGCAGAAGAACCTTCGTAACAAATTAGTTGTGTTGAACCATTTAAATAAACCTGATTAGAAAAAGTAGCCACCTCTGTGACAGCCAAAGCGCCACTAACAGTTGTAGTAGACCCTGCTGTAGACAACGTAGGTGAACCTGTAGCCCAAGTAACAACATCCGTGAAGTTAGTGTTCATTTGCGCTGCAACAATCGCTGTTCCAGCCGTAAAAGAATTAGTGACCGCTAGTGCTGCCATTAACGCAATCTCCTTGTCCTATACATACCAATGATGGATGTGACACCCCATTTGCCCCTGTAAGACACTGTTGGGATAACAGCAAACCTCAAACTAATAGCCACCGCTGTCCCAATCGAAGACCATCTAGCCAACACATAGTTGTCTTCAGTGCCTTCTGCCTGCCATTCAGACGTATCCCACACACCAGTACCTGAACCTGAAGGAGCAGAATCCCACGTAGAAGGCGAACTTAAACCTGTAACACTTCCTGTTAAAGCCTCTACCCAACCGGCTAAATTGTAATCTTTATACACATATTGGTATATTTGTAAATCAGCGTCCGCTAAAAGAACAGAACGAGTTTTACCCCACCTTTTAGGGAAAGTAGGACGATTACCTTCAAACCAGCCTGTTTGATAGTAAGAAACTATTTCAGTTGCAGATGAATCATAGTTATCCACATCAAGGTTTTGATCAACTTTAGAAATACGATCAAAAGAAACAGGTGCATCAATAACTGAAGTAGCCGCTATACCATAATGAGTGTCATTTGTAGGACGATATGCTAAAAGACTTCGAGCATTAATATCGTGTCTAACCCAGCCACCAGTAGCACCAAGACTAGGGTCCCAAACAAACGTGTTTCTACGATTAATTAGATTAGAACCTGACAAGTTGTCATCAGATTGATAATTGACAGACAACCAAAGTTTCTCATCAAACCACATCATTGAAGGAACAACAGTGGTTGTTAAAGCAGGTTGCCCTACAGCATAAGTCATTGCAGGTTTTATACGTTCAAAAGCCCACGCTAAAGTCTGATCTCTTAACAGAAACAATCCATCTTCAGCAAACCAGAAAAACACACCAATAGTAGTATTTATTGGCGTACACCCTTCCATGTTTCCCGCTGTGCGGGAAATGTTACGAACCTGAAAATTGTCAGTATTAGTACCCACAAGTTCATAAACAGAGTTTTCTTTGAAAACAAGTAAACGGTTCTGATCGGGAAGAATACCTGTTATATGGTCACCGTCTTCACCTATGTCTATGTCTGTGTAATCTGTAGCAGTCCAATTTTCTGCATCAGATTGTTTAGACCATCTTAAACGATTCTTATGATATGTTCCGCTTTCCAAAGTGTAAGCAGCCCAAACATAGTCACTCCAAGCAGCAATATAACGGGCGCAAGGAAAATGACCATCAGTTCCATCAAGATCAGGGATTAAATACCCCGGATACGATCCGGGCGACACATTATCACCATGCCATTTGATAGCGGCTCCCGTCGAATGGGCCCCTGCCAGCATGGTGCCGTTCACAATGTAGGTGTAACCGTTGAAGGTCAGACCCGTAGCAGGCTGACTCCCCGAAAAGACCAGAGTACCATCGGGACGGTCCATAGGACCTGCAAAGTCACCGGAAGCGTTCTCATTCCAATACATCTCCGTAGTTGAGGGAGCCGTTGACGGGTTGACGCTGGCAATGATCTGATTCTGTGCAACCTCATAATGAGTGAATAATGAAACAATATCATCAGACAAGGCTGTACTATTAATTTTAGTAACAGCGTTACGTCTACGAACACCGCCTCTAGGGTCAACCTCTACGTTCAACATTGCTGGAGATTCATTAGGGGCTAAATTGAACTGATCCGCTCTAAGATTCAAACCACCAGTAAAATCTGATTTTTCTTCGTATCTGTATGCTTCTTTACCTGCACCTGAAGTAACAGGAGGCATTTTTATATCGAAAGGCATCTATCAGTTTTCCCATGAGTAACGCAAACGGTTAGGTAAAAAGTTGGAACCCATCCAACGAGAAGTCCGAACACTGTTCAACAATAATGGTTGAGGAGCGGGAGTGTCTTCAAACCTTGCACGAAGATTATCTAACTCGCCTTGAAACAAAGCAAAATATTGGTTAGCCATACCCGCATCTTCTTGCTGTTGATACGTTCTGTATATTGCGTACAAAGATAAAACATTATCGAAAGGAACCGGCAAATCAGGCGTGTCAGCGTCTGCTATAGCGGTACGATTAATAACCGTTGTTCCACCAAATTCTATGGGGTTACGGTAACCACGCATATAAATTGTTTGACCCGATCCGGGTGTAGGGAACAAACGAATAACCTGATTGCTTATACCAGCACTGGCGCTTGAACCTGAAGCCCACATTGACCAGTACCACGGGTCACCAGAGTTGTTAGAATTTAACGGATATAGAATATCAGCAGCGTCGTAACCTATGTATCTTAAAACTTGAGAATCTCTTTTCAGAGAAGCAATTTCTCTTAAACCAACGTTAGAAGGAGCGACAGCACCAGAAAAAGTAACACCATCATGTGTGATACTAAGATTAGTGGCGATGTCTGCTATCGGGTAATCTGATTGCCCACCCACAGTTGTGAAACTTAAAGCAACTTCATAGAAAGGCCAACGTTTCTCAGAGTAGACAATCAGGTTGTAACCTTCACGAATGAATGTGTTCATTGTAGAATCTGACACATCACTGCTGGTTATATCAACTATGTCACGGACATAAGTCCGCATTGCACTTAACTGCACTATAAACCCCTACTTGGTTTTTTTAGATTTAAAAACTTTAGTAGATGTTTTCACAGGAGCCTTCTGGATCGGTGACGTGTCTGCGACACGATGAATGTTACGTGATTGTCCAACGGTTTGAGGCCGTGGTGACGAATCCCGGAAATTGGTATCAGCCGAAGGTTCCCCTGCCGGTCTAACCCCTTTCTTATACGTATACTGTTCATATCTAGCCATTAGGACTCCTGTAAAAACTATCTCTGTGCCATCAAATTATGCAGGTGTAATACCGTACATGTATCCTTGACGGGCGCGGTTACTTGTTGTTAACTCGCCGTAGCAGAGTAACTGTGAGAATACCGCATCTTGATTTGTAGGACGGACAAACGGAGTTGGCTTAAACCAAACGTCTGAGTGTGCTACAAGTTGTAGATACTTGGTATTCAACATGTACATTTTTCCTTCGCCCGCGAGAACGCCGTCAAATGTTACTGGACATCCCTTGAAAAGAAGGTTCTGGAAACCACCATCAGCCATGTCGGTGTCGGTGTACCTGATCTGTCCTTCAAGAAGACCCTCGTATGTTTCATACTGGGTTTGTCCTGTGATGATGATTGTAGGCTGATCATTACCCACTGAACAGTTATTGTAAGTGGTAGCCATGTTTGCTTGAGTAAGAGCGCCACCTACGTTAGTAACTTGTGATCTCCACCACGAGTTATCTCCGTCAGTAGCATCAATACCCGCAAAAGCGGCTGATCCATCATCATTACCTAGACCAACACAAGCGGCTAGACCATTCCAGTCTTTGCCACCGTTGCCGGTGCTGTTACCATAAAACATGGTGTTCATGTTTTCAATAATTGTTTCCTGCGTTTGAAAGATTTTTCCTTCAAGAAGGTCAATTATTTGTGCTTCGCCATTATTTTTGGCTTCTTCAATACCGTTGATTGTTACTGTCGCAGCATACTGTTTCCAAGAGTACTCAGCAGCGCTTATGCCTGTTTGAGCAGTTGTGGAAATAGCATCTGTACCAGCGTATGAACCAGCGGTAGAGTTTGTGCCATAAATAAGGGGTACTACTATGTTCGCACCACCTGATACACGCCTAATTGTCTGACCATTTGTTAAAGCGTAAAACAGTGGTCTTGCGCTGAAAATGTTGTCAGTCAGTTTAGGGATATAGTTTTTCAGAGTGGTGGAAAGTATTTCATCAAAGTTAGCATTACCTGCTGCCATTTGTTTTTTACCTCATTCTGTTATCTATGAAGCAAGTTCCCGTTTCGCATCCTCGAATGCTTGCCGGATAGAATTAGGTTTAAGAACCGTACTGTCCTTAACAGCCCCTGTTTGTTTTGAACCTGTCGGTTCTACAACAGTAGCGTCTCGTTTAGCGTCTGTCCGTTCCTGTTCTTTTTCAAGTTTACTGGCCTTTTCTGCAACGTCGCCGTAGCGCATGTGTGTTAGCGCGGCTTCTAAATTGCCTATTTTATGAGTCAGTGCATGTTGATAAAGTTCTTGAGCGTCAAAATCGCCGTACTGGTCTTTAAGCCCTTCTACTTGCTTTTCTGTTTGTTGTCGTCTTTGTAACCGATTCTGCTGCGCTATCTGTGTTTCCAAATTCGCTATGCGCTGCTCGGTAGGATCAGGTTCTGTGTCACCCCAAGTGTCATAACTATCGTCACCACCTGTATTGGATGATCCAACCTGAACCCCGAACGCATCAGCCAACGCTGTTAACGTACCATTAGGGTCCGCTTCCAACGAGGAAACTATTGCTTCCGCTTGCTGTAACCGTTTACGTTCGGAAGCCAATTCCTGCGTCTTACGTGTGTAATCCGACTGTCTTTGGTATCCGTCCCGAAGTTCTTCAAGGCTGACCTCTTGATTTTCGCCATCCACCTTAACGGCGTATGTGTTACCAGAAGGTTCCTCTGAAACTTCAACTGAAGACTCTGGAGTGTCCACCTTAGTGGATTCCGTTACATCCTCTTCCATATTCTATTTTCTCCTTGGAGTCCTAAAAGGCTGCTCCTATACTATTCGGGAACTGTGTCCCGTTATAAGGATGGAAATTCCATCCCCATTTGACCCTGTAATTGGGCCAACAACTCTGGAGGCACGCCGCCGGTTGGAGCAAACGCTCCCGTGTCGGGGCCGGGTGGTACAGGCACTTGACCAAATGGTGTAGGTGCTGCACCTGCCTCTTCAGAAGCAACTTCCATGTCTTGCGGAGTTTGCTGCTGAATAATAAACTTTTCAGGATCTTTAACATCGAATCCCATTGTTAAAACATGTTTCGCTAAAGCAACAGGATCTATGACAGTGCCTACGAGAGGTGCCATAGCATTTAATAATGAGACAGCCTGCTGTTTACGAATAGTGTCATTGATAGGTTGAGTTGAACCACCTTCAACAGTGAAATCAAATTCCCCTATAATGTCATCTCTGCTGTAAGTAAAGAACATGTCTTGACCGCCTTTACCGGCGATACGAGCCATCTGTTCACCTGTCATAAACTGTTGCATCAACTGGATAACCCGTCGTGCTAACTGTCCGATACTTATTTCAATTATTGCAAGTTTGTCTGCTGCGCGAGCATTACCTGCATCAGCGATAATGGATGCTTCTGTCGCTGTACGCCTAATTTCAGGCATCGAGCCACGGGCATATTCTGAAACACCAGACACAGTGTTGATGTCTTGTTCAATGATGGCTGAAGTGTTATAAATTTCTGGTGATAAAGGAGTTTGTGGCATTGGTACCACAACTTCTTGCAAAGGTTTATTTTCATCAACCACTGGAACTAAACGTCCATCTTGATCTGATTCTAACGCTTCGCGTCCTTCAGGACCGAATGAACGTTCGTGGTACAAATATTTTCTTGCATAACGTTTACGTGCATTTATAAGTTGCGTACGTGTTTTATCCAATTCGAGTTGTAAAGACTCTATTGATTCTAAATCACCCATTGGGTAAAAGAAATCAGGAATGTCATAATTTCGTAACATTACAAAAGGTTGACCGTAAGCGTAAGGCATAGGCATAGGATCAACTAGAAACTCTTCGCTCGCTTGTGAGAACACTGACATTGTGTTTTCTTCAATGTCATAATATTCGTAGATTGCTACCCTATCTTCGTCAGCCAAATATTGTTCTTGTTCTTGTATCTGACGGTTTTGAAACATCGGGTACAAAATACCGTCGGCTTGTAAACGTTTACGAACTGATGCTTTGTATCGTTTATCTTTTTTAGCCTCTTCCAAAGGACGCACTATGCGTTGACAAATCCAATTAGCATCTTCTACACAAGTTGCTTCCGGGTCGATGTAAATGTCAAAAGGTGAAACTCTTTCAATGAAAGGCTGGTCTTCCACAACCATCATTGTTGTTTCAGGAATGTTAACAATTATTTCTTCATCTGTTGGAAGATCACCTGCCATATCAATATTTTCCACAGCGAAAGTATCCGCTTCTAAAATAGCGTCATCTAACATTTCTTCACGTTCAGAGTCGCTGAGAGTTCGTTCTTGTTCAACAAACTTCCAACCGACTTTCATCCATGCGTGACCCGTTATAAGAAAGTCTTTAACTGCACGTCGGAAAGGTTTACGAAAATCGTGATGTCTCCACAAATAGTTAACTACCGCTTCAACAAACGCCGCTCTGTCTTGATCTTCTTCTTGGGTAGCGGAAACAACTATTTTAGGGTGATTAACCGAAACGGAAGGTGCTATAACATTAACTGTACTAAAAGCAAGATTAACTACGATCAGATCTTCATTAGTTGCTGTTGTTTGAGGCCATTGCCTTCCACGGTACAAGTCTGTCATACGTTGCCATAGCGAGTCGTAACCCATTTCTTCCCGCCAACGTGCTGATGATTCTAACCTTTTTTTAGCAGTGGCATATTGCTCTGCTCTGGTTTTACGTGCCATTAGACTTTCTCTATGTTACGGCCTTGCGCTAACGCCTCGCCTACTAGTTTGTTTTCTCTTTCTCGTAAAGTCAAATGCTGCTCGTCTGGCGGTAACAGTGAGCGGGAGACCGCTCCAGTTACGAATTTGATCCCAAGAAGTTTTTGACGACGTTCCCATAACTCATCCAGTTCTGCATCTGAGACGGGACCTCGAAAGTCCTGAACATACAAAGCAAATTCTTCGTATGTTGCCTCGCGAGGGAGGACAGCCATTATGGACGAGGGCCGAAGCCTTTTGCATTCCAACCCTTGAGACGTGGCTGAGGATCTGATGGCTCAACATTACCTGTTGTACCATGCTGATTAAACGGTGTTTCTTTCACAGAAATCTCACCATAACCGCCAGTCATGTTTGCATACTTGTTGTCTTCAAAACGTTGCGCGAAATCCTGTGAGCCGCCCGGTTCCCAAATAGGGTTAGCAACCACAGAAGAACCGCGTTCCATTTTGTTGTTACCACCTTTTGTACCAGCACCATCCACATTTTGTGAAGCACTAGTATGTGAAACAAATCTTGCCATAATTGAAACCTCCTAATGGTTCCTAAAAGTCTTCTAAATACTATGGTTACAGTGTCCCACGTATACTATGTTTACCTATCAACATTTCATCAGTTTCCTCTGGTTTAACCATTCTAGCAAACCAATCCACAGTCCAATAATCGTCAGTTTTCGTTGAATACTCAGGCATAAACGCATACTGGCGCATTTCATTAGCCAACGCTAAAGCCATAACACGGTCATCATGCGGGCTACCTGACATAGTACCCCTGCTTGTACGCACATAAGTACGTAACTCAGCCAAAGTAAACCTATCGTGAATCGTTAACTCTTCTGAACGTAAAGCCATACCAAGATCATCAATCAACAAAGGTTTAGTCGTTCTAGTAGTTTTCCAACCAAACTCTTGAGACACTTTAGAAGTTGACTGATTCAAACTTCTTTTACGAAAAAGATTAGGGTGACCTAAATGACGCAACTGAACCAACGTAGTTAAACCATGATTGTTTGATTCCACGCAAGTCAAACCGTCGTTATACCACAACGCCAAATTGTACACTTCATTAGCCAAAGTATCAGGTGGTATGTGACCATGCCAAATAGCAACCTGCTCACCACTGCGTACATCTAACACTTGAGCACAAGAATAGTCGCCGTGGATTAAACCTTCCGCTGTGTCAACACCTAAACAATAAATGTGGTTTGCTTCCGGCTCACGCCAAACTGTAAGCATCTTTTCTAAACTCCACTACTTTCGGATGAGGGTTCCACAAATACCCTCCTTGACCTTCTTCTATTTGACCTGCCATACTTTCTAACACATCCAAATCAAACACAGGGTTACCAGACTTAATAAACGCCTCTTCAGGACTGGTCGGATACTCTTGAGCCAACTGCCACGCCAACATAGATTCTTTCTTAGACTGATACCAAGTCTCATCCCTGTCCTCAGTAGCAGACCAAGGGAAAAACATTGGTTCAAACTTGTTGGTACCAGTTTCAGAACCAACCCACAGTTCGTGAAAAAAGTTACCCGAACCGTTAGCAGTAGACAAACCTATAATCCTACCGCCAACATCAGCGACAGGTTCTATAGAAGCCCACGCTTCTTCAGGGTTTGGAAGGAACGCCCATTCGTCAACCACAACCAGCGTAGCCGACTCACCTCTAGCAGGATCGGATGCTGAAGGCATTGAAGTAATTTGAGAACCATTATCAAACCCCATTTTCTGCTGATGTTCAACAGTTGATTTCGGACCACGCGACACCATCCATTCAGGTAAATGCTGAAAACCATACTTTGATTTTCTTAATAATAAAACAGACTCACGTTCAGTACGAGAAAGATCAATAATGTTCTGATCAGAGAAAAAGAACGCTAACCAAAACTGGTGAGCAGCAACAAGAGTAGTCCAACCTATCTGACGTGCTTTTAAGGTGAGACTGTAACGGTTTGTTTCCCAGTGTTGTAATGCGGTAGATTGCGCACGTCGTAAATCAAATAGGATACGCCCGTGAGCAGGATGAGCAATATGCCAATACTTATGTAGGAAATAAGACTCATCTCTTTCACAACGTCTCCACTCAGCCTCTTGTTGCAGTTCTGTTAAACGAGACACTACACGTAAACTTCAACAAAAGCATTGCATTCAGGACAACTTAAATTAGTCACCATCTCATAAGAATCATCCATAATCGCCGGTCTTGAATCGTCATCGAGATCATGGTCACCGCCCCAAATTAACTCTGTTTTACAATGCCAACAATTCATATCTCACCCCGGATGGTTCATCAAAAATTCCTGATACTTCTCAGGTGAATCCAACACTATCGTAGTATACGAATACTTAGCGCTATCATCACCCTTTCCAAGAGTAACAGTAATAGCCCCAATAAGAGTACCAATAGCAACAAGCAAACCAGTGATGGCTGCTATAAGTTTAATTGTTTTATTCATCTACTGGAACCACGATTGTACGATCCGGGATAATGCCCCCACCAGACACACTGTAGAAGCGCCAATTATTCCCATCAACGTCAGGATTATCCAATCCTTCCCTGAAGGTGGTCTCATTGGCATGATTCACAAGTCTCAGGGTTCTCCAACCCGCAAACGAGTTCCTCTTCGTCCGAAAAAACATCATATTCTTCAGATGAAAAGGCACCATCATATACAAATTCAGGGCGTTCCCCCAGAACCGTCTCATCCTCATAATCAATACCTTTCATTAATTATCCAAGTAAATCATCAAGACTTTCACCATATTTTTCAAATAATTTTGCTTGATCTATAAGCCAATTTGAAGCCTCTTTAGCATTTTTTTCATTTACTGCTTCGTTAAAATTAACTGATTGTTGTGTCGTAAGTTTAGTTGGGTTCAACCCTTGAATATCGTTCAAATAAAATCGTCGAATATCGTCATATATTGCATGGACATCTCTCCCTTGTCCGCGTTGGAGAACTGCCGCTTCAGCGGCGGTGTATGGTTGATCCATGTATTTCCAATCTAAAGTGTCATAAAATAGTTGCGTTAACTCAGGATCACCTCCTGTTATAAGTTTTGTGTAACCACTCTCATCTGCCATCTCTCCAAAGTGAATACCCATATCTGTTACAGGTCGACGTATTTTAGGTGTAGGAGTTCGTGCAATTCCCAGCGATTTCAACTCATCAACCTGTTTAACAACATCTACTGCTTCATCACTACTACGAACTAATCTTTTAATTGCTTTAATTACATCAGGAGCAATTTTTATTGCAGGACCTACAACCATACCAGCCGCTTTAGGCACACCCGGATACATATCACCCTCATGCACACCTGTAGCACCAAGATCTCTACCTCTTAAAGGTTGCATCATTCTTACAGCCGTTTCTGCTTTTGCCCTCCCCCCATATAAAGGGTTTGTAGGTGTAAGTGCCGCTCCCTGTGGTGATCTTTCATCAAGCCAACCAGCGGCACTCGCAGCCTTCTCGATCACAGCATCCAACCAGCCTCCCCATGGACCCATATAAGGTTTAGATTCAGGTTTCATAGGACGATTAGCAAAACGCGGATCCCTATAATCCTGAGACAACACCTCAGGATTCATATTCTCCTCAGCAACCTGACGTATCACATTATCCATCCAATACTGGCGACTATCCATTACCATCAACCACTCTCAGATGATGAATTTGTGCCTCCAACTCATCAGCCAACTCGCCATCAGACATAGCAGCCGCATCCCTGTCCTCAACAACAACACGACGCTTAGGAGTAAACTTCTCAATATACTGCAAATACAAAGACGCAGCCTGAACAGACCCACCCACAGCCTGAGTGTGCAAAGCATCAATAACACCCTGCGTTCTCTCAGGATGAATATTCAACTCCGCAGCGCGACGATCCCACTCCTTAGCAAAACGAGCATCACGCTTAATACGACGAATAGAATCAGGACTAATACCATTCTCCAAAGCCCAATCCTTCTGATGCTTAGGAACCCTTTCGGGTCCCTGAAGTAGCCAATCTAAAAGACTCTTCCACTTCTTAGGCATGATCTTTTCGCCTGTCTCTTTGTCTGTTTGCCAGCCGCGTCCGCCACCATTCTGAGCCATAATAAGGAAACCTCCAATAAAAGTAGTGGTATTGTCCCAACACCCTAATGTTACAATCATGTTACAATCAGCACTAAACAGTGGGACACTAAAACCTATAACATGAAGGGCATGACATGACATGAAAAGCAACTACCAAAAGTTGCGTACAGTCATCCGGTGAACCAACCTAAATCATGACCCGAACGCCTATGGATATCTATACATATATCGCTGGCTTGGTGGGTACCCCCCCATGCGTGGGGCTACCTTAAAGGTAAGGTTGAGGGTTAGGGTTGGGTTCTGGCTCTGTGTATTGAGAATGATTCTCATTTTGTTCTTGACTTGATCGAACCAGCGCAAAACTAGTTACACCTTTGTTGTTTGTTTGTGTGACGAATGTCACATGAGGTTTTCTGTAGTTGCCTGTATTGACGGGGTTTTTATTGCAAGATTTATTGTTGCCTATGTCAGTAGTTGGTTGTTATTTAAGATACGATTATTGGGTACCCAGAATTGAGTACAGAAAGAGAGAGAGACAATGGAAATTATAGAAAAAGCAATTAGAGATTTAACAGTTGATGATCTTTACACATTGGCTTACAGATATGAAAATAAAAAGTTCATAGGTCTAGTAGAGAAAGTTGTTGCAGAGTTAGCAAATAGTACTGGAACTTACAGAATCTATAACTAAGTTTGTTTACCCTGAATGGTTTAAGCCATCGACCAAATGCGAAGTTTGGACAGGGACGATAGGGAGAATTCCCAATCAGAAAGAGAGATAGACAATGAAAACAAAAACACTTAAGGGATATAGCGAAAACGTTAAAGTTCAACAATTAGATAAAGACTTTAATACTAGAGATTATGAAGTTTTATTAAATGAACTGGGCTGTATTCATATTATTGATTGGATGAAGCGCGCTAGTGTTGCGTTTCATCCATCCAAGGCCGCAAACGTTAAGGTTGAACAATACAACGAGAGATTTTCTGGAAAATTTGTATCAGTTGCTTTTAAAGATCGCAGCAATGGAAATGGCGATCGCGTAAGTACTTTTATGACTTATGAACAGGCGAGAGAGTTGCGAGATCAATTAAACGCTCTGGACATATAGAAAGTTTCCCCCGAACGGTTTTATTCAAGTTCGATTCTTGAACGGGGACGATTGAAATGAAATCAATCAGAAAAGAGAGAGAATATGGAAACATTAGAAAAATTAGAAGACAAAGAACTATTGAAAAATTTGTTTGTCACGGCGATAGAAGGCGGGATTGACTACTGGTCACGGTTAACCGCTTATAAGCATTCGATAGACGACTGGTTCGCAACTATTGAGACCGATGATATATCTAGTGATGACCTGATTTTGTTAAGAGTTGATGAGAGTACGATTCTTAAGGGAATAAAACTATTTGCTAAGGAATTAGAGCGGGACGATGTTCAAGATTGGAATGAAGAATCAGAGCATGCGCAGATGGCACGCTATAGCGCCGCTCTGATCTCATCTAATGGGGCAGTAAATTTGTTCGATGACTACGGTTATGACGTTATAGGAGCGGATTGTATCGTCCAGATGGGTTTGTTTGGTGAAGTGATATATGGCTAGGAGAATGTACGGGTACAGGTTCAAAGCCTGCGGGGAGTTGCAAGACTCCTAACCCACGATATGGGAGTGTTTCCCAATCAGAAAAGAGAGAGATAATGAAACAAAGTAATCTAAGCAATTTAATAAAGGATGCTATCGAATACGGCGAATCGTCCGCATCTAGTAATAGATGGCGTGCATACCGTGACTATTGTGTCAAAGGTAAATGTAACCCTTACGGCGAACCGTACTATGCCGTTGAAGTATGGCACCATAACACCGCTATGTTCAGGGTATATGAGGACGGGCAGGTTGATCCGTTAGACGAGGGTCATGGCTCTACTTCTGACCGTTGCGGAGTGCGCAAAATAACAGCAGGCTACAACGGTGACGATAAATCTATAAGTTGGAAAGAACTTTACGGTTATGAAACCAGCACCAAAACGGAATTAAAAAAGGCTGTAGCAGATTCTGCCGCTCCTCATTTTTTCAGTCATAGCAGTATGTTGTTTTTTAATTCTAAATTAGAGGCTCCTATTTATAAGCGTAATGGCGGTTATGTGTTTATAACTTCAGAACAACGGGAATATGACGACCGTAAGTATACGGTGCGCACCTTTCCCAGTGTCACAAATACTATAGATACGGTTGGACAGTTCCAGCAGTGGTCTACGCTGGCAAGTGCGCAGGCAGTAGCGGAGAGAACGCCAGTAGCGGATGTTGAGAAGATCGGCAGGTACTGGAACTAATGAGTAACTATAAAATGGTTTTCCCAAAAGGTTACAGCCGGTTATTGTCGAAACAATATCAAGCAGGTAAGCGTATGAATTTTAAAACGGCGCATCGTATAGAGCGCATAGAAGGGATTGAGCAAAAGGTTCTTAATGGTGAACCACTTAATGATCTTGAAGCGAAATATTACGATCCTGTTACGGGTGAGTGGTCAGTTGAGTGGTATGAAAATCGCATGTATTACCGTAAAGGTACTAAGGCACCTATGAGAAAAGTAGTTGACCCGTGTTACGAGTGCGGTAAAACAACGGTGTTTGGGTCGGGTCGGTTCGTGAACCGTGTGGGGTCAGACTGTAACCCTAATGAGGGTATCACTCATACAGATTTAGTGATGGTTGGTGACTGGTTTTGTTGTGGTGAATGTGATGCAAAGTTTTTCCCTGAAGAATCTTTAGATAAATAAACAGTATGTAGAAGTTATTACTGTTATACTGAAATTATACAATAGAAAGAGAGAGAAAATGCGACCGGAAGAATTATTAGTGTTACACATGGCGCTATGGGCGATTGGTGTTGCTCTACTAGCGTTCGTGTGGGATGCGTACAAAGTAAGGAAGAAGCGATGAGCATGGTTCACGGCTATTTAAACAGCACCCCAGATGACTACGGTCACAGGTGGACTAACAGTGCGGATAATGAAACAGTCGAGTGTCAGTACTGCGGAGACTCTTTTAATTCAAAACGGTTCTGTACGAACAGACTGGTCGTGTCTGAGCAATTAAGAGCGGATGACGAGGAGATGTCCGCATACTATTTAGAAAAAGAAAGAGAGGAATAATGGAAATCATTGAAACGATCCTGTGGATTGCTATAGGGGTGGCACTTGCTGTGCCGATCACTCAGGCTTTCTGCATGAGAGGAGAGAGAAGGCGTACTGCCTTGTTGAAAAACATTTACTTACAGGGATGTTTTGATTCGGTTGACACGCTGGTAGCACAACAATTATCCGACAGGGAACAACAAGCCGAGTATCAACTCGGAGTGCATCTGGAGGAAGAAAGAATGAAAGAGAGGGGCTAATGGGTATTGAAGATGAACTTACGTTCCATTCTCTTAACACCCCTGAGGGTGACGCATTGTACAACGAGATGTACGGCTACTATCGTTGCGGTATTTGCAACAGGAGAACAAGCCGGCATCCGTCTGTGTTGAGTAGAGATGGGGTGAAGATATGTCGGAAATGTTAGATAAAGAGAAGTTGGATAACCCGATAGAAGTCTTTGGATATTTTTTAGACTTGGCGTTGTCCTCTGATAAACCAATTAAGGAGAAGAATGATGACTGCGACAGTTGAGGAAAATTCTATTCAAGATTTTATTTTTCGTTTACGAGATTACATAGATACACGTTTCGATTATGGAGATGACACGATACTGGCTAATGCTTTGGAATGTGTATATCAGATCTTGGAAGAACAATACATAGGAGAACCAATCAAAATACAGTTACCTTTAACAGATTTGGCGGACACGGTGGCGGGTGGCAACCATTACAACGATGTTAAGTGTCATGATCCGATCAACAAATTGAATGAGTTGTTGAAAGAAAAAGATAATGTTGATAAAGGTTAGTACTCTGGCGATGCTGGGGTTGTTGTGGAGTTGTGTCCCAACACAACAGTTGGATGACGACTTCGGCGAATACGGTGTCCCAGTTGTAACGGTGCCTACGTCAACGACCATTCCGTGGGACAAGACGGCTTACGCTAATTACATTAACGCTGAGGAGATACCGGAATGTCCACCTTCTGGTTCTTGTGAGGTGCCTGTTGATGAGTACATTGTGTCTTTACCATCGTTGAAAGATCTGGTTGAAGAATATTTTGAACCTGAAGATGTGCCTTTAATGTTACGTATCGCTTTTTGTGAGTCGTCTGCTAAACCAGATGATAAATGGTCTGATGCTATTAACAGAAAATCTGGGGCTACTGGCTGGTTCCAGCACCTACCTAAATGGTGGGAGGAAAGAAGTTACAAGGCTGGGTTCAGCGGTTGGTTGGCTGTTGAACCACGCGCCAATGTTGGCGTAGCGGCTTGGCTGTTTTATGAACAACCACATCCAAAGTGGGGAAATGCCTCGCATTGGTATCCGAGTAGATCATGTTGGGAGGAATAACATGGGAATAAAACCATCAGGTGAGAATACGTCTATCACCATGGAGCAATACTGGCGTAACAGGCAAGAAGAAAATGATAAACCAGAACGGAAACGTGCTGTTAAGAAACGACAATCTCTTAGTTGGGGTTCAGAATGATGATACTTAAAAACGGTTCACGTCCTTTAATGTGGAGTCAAGGGTTAGGTAGTGGCGGTGAAAGAAATTTTATCGGAGTGGTACTGGCTGAATGGGATAAACATTACCCGTTCGTAGTGTGGCACATGGCATCAGATGATGGCAACAAGTGGGATACTTTTAGTGGTACATACTGTCAAACTCTTGAAGAAGCAAAAGATCTTTACCGTAAAAAAACTGGTACAGATTATCAAAGACAAACAGAAGCGTTAGCGACAGGAATGAAAGTAGAAAGGAATTTGAATGTCTAAAAGATTAGCGGAGTTTCCGACCAGTAAACGTGCCGAGAAATATAATTGGCGAGACTGGTTGGATGGTGAAGCACACCTGTTGCAAGAAGGGGAGGATTTTCAAGTGAGTTATGACTCGTTCAGAGCGTCCGCTCATCAAGCAGCGAAACGTCACCACCTGAAAGTCAAAGTTAAAAAACTATCCGTAGGAGACATTGTTCACACAATCAGTCCAACAGGCAGTAAAGTAGTTCACAGAATAGCGGACGACAGTTTCATGTCGTTGCAGGCAGTTAAAAGATGACCGATTGGGGTCGGGGCGGGTTACCCTCTCTTACCTGTTCCGACCCTCTACCTTTAGGAGAAAACAAATGAGTAAAATGAGTGACGTAGATATCCAATTCAAAGAATTGAAAGAAAAAATTGCAGAGATAGAACTGGTTGTTTCCAGTTTCCTCGGAGTTCTACTGGCTATCTGTCGAGCAGAAGGAGACTTGGCTCACGATGACGGAGTGGTAGCCGCTAACAAAACAAGAATCTTCGGTGAAATATACGACCATCTTTCTGGCGCTATGGGAACAGAAACACCAGAAGAAACAGAAGATTCAGACGACAACGTAGTTGACCTGTTTGATAAAGAGTAAGACTGTACGCAACGCATGTCATGTCATGTCTGGGGAACCCGTTGGGTTCATTATACATGCCATGACATGTCATGCGCGGATAGTATGCTAATCTAAACAACCATGAACACAGCGACCGACACAGACAACAGAATAATCCTCAGACAATCATGGCTAGGTTCCCTAGCGATGTGTCCAGAGAGAGCCAGACAAGACCTACTAGGCATCTCAGAATCCACAGAATCCACCAACACTGCGATAGGCACATCAGTCCACTATGGGATAGAGCAATGCCTCATAGACAAAATGGAAACAGGCACACCACTTTCAAAAACTGACACAATCTCAGCGTCATTAGAAGAATGGTTCAGAAAAGAACTTGAGATAGTCAGATGGAACCACAAGACAGATGAATGTATAGAAATAATTAAATTAAACACAGCCGCATGGTGGGATGAAGTAATGCCAGACATCGACCCGATAGCCGTTGAGCAACACTTCGAACTACCACTCATAGTTGATCACGAACCAGAAATCTGGTTACAAGGAACCATCGACTGCGTACAATCTTTCCCCCGTCCGATAGTTGATTGGAAAAATCCGGGTCGTAAACCATCAGACGACTGGGAGAAGAAACGTTGGTCAGTTCAAGCCGCCGCTTACACTTGGGCAGTTTTACAAATGGAAGATAACACCCTCACAGAACCTTTAGATTTCGAGTTCGTACACCTAGTCAAGGGGAAGGTGCATAGAACTTTAGTGAACGTAACACCAGCAGAGCATGTGAGTCTGGTCGCTTTAGCACGCTCTGCTGGTACACTCATAGCCGCAAACCTACCTGTATGGCCATTAAACATGGTCGGATGGCACTGCGCTCCTAAATGGTGTGGTGCTTGGAAAACATGCAGAGGGAAAATTGCGGGAACAGACCCATGGAACCAACTATAGAAAAGAGGTAGACCCAATGGGAGAAAAAGATAACACCTTCACGGTGTTCCGTAGACAGGTCATACAGACCGGCAAATTTGAACCGGCAGAAGCGTCATGTTCAGTGACTGTCACCCTGACAGGTGACGAAAGTCAAGAAGGCGTAGCCAACTTGATTGCCGAGTGGGGTACGACCTTAGAGATAGCCAACTATGAAGCGTTGGGTGTCGGATATGAAATGACAGAATCAGGCGTACGGAGGTTAGAAAAAAGCCTTCCCGAACACACTGCGACAGCACCCGTGGCGCAACCAGCCGCGGGGAATAGTCCCCCACCCGCTCCCGTTATCGGAGGCAGCGGAATGGATTCAATGTGGCGCGATTTGATGGAAAACCACGATGATTGGTGGCCACCTAACTGGCCTAAGAAAGTCAGCGGAGAGTTCAAACCAAACTCACCTGATTACAAAACTAAAAAAACCAATAAAGGTATTTGGATAAGAGACCAAAAAGGGAACTATCAGATCCCCGACTGGTTCATCTGTCCATTCACACAGAAAACTGCTGTAGAACTTAAAGCAGTTACACAAACCTTTCCATCGTAGAGGTATAACAACGTGGCTGATGTTGTACCACCAGATGAAGTTGCCCGCCGTCTTTTCGTTGCCACGGACGGAGAGGCGGTGGACACATCTGAAGAAGAACCAGAAGAAGAATTTGAACCTAAACGCTGGTCATTAACCAAATCAGTAGTAGACAACCTCGTAGGATTCATCCAAAACCCGTCCGAAAGATGGTACCTAGGGTTCAACGAAATAGACTTAGCGACCCGCGGCATAGGCAAAGGCGAAGTGTTGATGGTCGTAGGTAGATCACACACAGGTAAATCACAAATGTTGTTAAACAGTATTGTTTCAAACCTGATAAACCACCCCGAAGCGCACGTAGTTATCTTCTCAATGGACGAACCACGCGAACTCATAGCGATGAAACTGTACTGTCTGCTCAGAGGCAAATCATCCACAGAAGTGGAAGAAGCAATCAAAGCCCTAGACCCACACACATTAAACGACTTAGCGGAAGCATCCGAAAGGGAACTGTCAAGAGTAGCGATCATAGACGAATCATTCCCACTAGAACAAATGGCAGAAGTCATGGACGAAATAAGAGACTGGTGGGGAGTGAACCCATCCTTCTGCATGATCGACTACCTAGAGTTACTACCCGGAGGCGACTCCGATGCGACAGGAGTGACAACCAAAGCACAAGCAGTTAAACGTTGGGCTAAAACGCAACGAGTACCAGTCGGCCTAGTACACCAAGCAGGCAGAGGCTCCGGTGATAAAGGCAAAGCCGCAGGACTGTACGCAGGCAGGTACGGAGGTGAACAAGAAGCGATCTTCGTGATCGAAGTTTACAGACAAAGAGACAGATATGACCTGTCACCGTGGGAAAAAGAATTTCACGAAAATTCAATCAACCTGAACCTGTGTAAAAACAAAAGAACAGCACGACTCATAGATCAAACCTACTATTTAGACCCTGAGTTCGGAGGCGTTCACCCTTACTGGGAGGAGTTGATGCCCAATGCCAATCAACAAATATGAACCACACATCATACAAGGATTCGCTGACCTGTTCAGAGGCGGCAAAGTAGCAATAGACACAGGCGACTTCAGACCATGGACAAACCACGACGGAACATTCGTCGCCGCACAAGGCGAAGAATACGAAACTAAAATAGCAGACCACCTGCAAGCAGACCCAGCCATCGGAGTGTACCCACTGTTCGCACAAGAAGACGGACTGAAAGTCTACTGGGGGTGCGTTGACTTTGACGAAGGAATACAAGAATCATACATACACGCAAAAAACGTATACGAAGTCCTGAAACAACTAGACGTACAATCTTGGATAGAGCGATCACGTTCCAAGGGATACCACCTTTGGGTGTTTTTCACCACCCCGATGTACGCAAAAGAAGTAAGAGAAGGACTGATAGGAGCCTGCGACATCGTTGAAGCACCAACAAAAGAAGTAAACCCGAAACAAGTAGAACTCTCAGAACGAGGGTGGGGAAACGGAGTGAGACTACCCTACGCGGACAACCGTCAACAAGGAGGCTACAACGAGATGGACAGACCCGAATACTCCTTTTCTATGGTACCAGTAAAAACCTTCGTTGAAGAAGCCATAAAAACACGTATAACACCCGACTACTGGGAGCCTGTCAGAGCCCTGTACAAGCCTCCTAAGCCGTTCAAACCATCAACAGAAGGATACACCCCCACAGGACCCCTCAAAGGCCTTGCAGCGACCATAAGGAAGAACGGTCCCAGACCCACAGACACACTACCCCAAGGAGACAGATCAGCGACCCTATTCTCACTCGCTTGCATAATGGTAAGACAAGGGTATCCACAACAAAACATTTTTAATGAATTAAAGTCAGCGGACAAGGAATGGGGAGGAAAATACGACAGCCGTCAAGACGGCGACACACAAATTTGGAGAATAGTAAGTGCCTCAGAAAAAGTCGCGTGGGATAACGAAGAAACCTATCAGCGTAATTATAGAGAGAAGACCAAAAGTCAAGGCACGCCCAAGACACACTAAAAAAGGTCACGTATTCACCCCAAAAACAACACTCGATGAAGAATCCTACGTAGCACAAGCATGGCTCGAACAAGTAGGAACCACCCTCGAAGGCCCCCTAGAAATAACAGTCATGTACTCCCCGACACACACAATCCTTCACGTAATGGACTCGCCACACAACGCAAAAACCTTAACAGGTGACCTTGACAACTACCTTAAATTAACTTTAGATGGACTCAACGGAGTCGGATGGGCAGATGACAGACAAATAGTGAGAATCAACGCGGTGAAAGTAGACAAACTTGATATTGATTAAACTAGAACCTTGGGAATACGAATGGGCTACACACGTAGGATGCAGACGTTTCATAGAAAACTGGGAGAAACAAGACGCATCACATTACAAACGTGAATACATGGAAGACGACAGAACAGCACAAGTCGCCGCAGCAATAGGAGAACTGGCAGTAGCCAGAGTAACCAACCAATACTGGGGAGGTCACGTCTGGCCGGGAAACCGTCACGTAGAAAACCGTAACCGCGCAGACGTAGGTAACAACATAGAAGTAAGAAGAGTTAGAACATCTAACAACGCGGCAGTGAGACGTAGACAACTAGGAAAAGGACTTGTCCTGTTCGTAGTTAGACCAGTACCACCAGAATTTAGAGAGGTGGAGATGCTGGGATGGTTAGACCATGACGAAGCATGGGAACTCGGAGGACCTTCAGGTTATGATGCGGACAACACCCGTGTCATAGCCCCCGATTTTTTAAAGGCGGTAACAGAATATGGCGGGGAAACAACGCGAGTTCCCGACTGACCCAACAGACGCGTGGCAAGAAGGAAAGGTACAGTTCGGGGCTAGAAACAAACTACACCCAACAAGACCAATGACAGAAATAGAAGCAATGATGCAAACAGCACCATCCGGTGCGGACCCCATCTTACCTATAGAAGTCACATTACATTTAAAAGAAATCCTCGCTGATGTAATAGATGAACTGTCACCATTAGAAAAATGGATAGCCGAAAGACTCTTCATAGAGGGACTGTCATTACGAAAAGCAGGAGCAGTCTTAGGGATACCTAAAACATCACTCGCACGTAGACGTGACCTAATAAGACGTAAACTTATGGCACGTTTATTGGAACACCCAGTAGTTAAGGAATGGATCTAATCCGTTTCGGGGACGAGGCATTGCCGGATCAAACCCATTAAAGAAGTAGCCCAAATAGCGAAAGCATACTGAGCCTCTTCAACACCTTCGACACCGGCTTGAAAAGCAGCGAGAACACTCTCCGCTTCCGCCTCATCTAATACCAACAGTAAACCCAACAACCCGTCCTGAGACCACTTAGCGTGAGTCCCATCCAACGAATCAAACAAGTTCGCTGAGGATTCTAACTCCGAATAAATTTCTTTCTGAATAGACGCACCTTGCTGCTCTAAGAACAATTCCCATTTAGCCTCAAGATCCGTGTCGTCCATTATTGTTTCGCTACCTTGTCCTTAACTACAGTTTTAAGAACAGACACAGCCGCCGCTAAACCAGCAACACCCGCGCCTTTAACTGACGACAAGTCAGCAACAACAAAGACACCCAAGAATGCTTGCGCGAAAGTCCACGCTGCACGTTCCAACATGTCAACCATATTCTTCAATTTCTTTTCCTTTTATTAGATTTCCTCGCATTATCATATGCGATAGCGGCAGCCTGATCACGTTTATAACCTTCCGTAATCAACTTGCCTATATTACGACCAATGGTCGCCCGATCAGAACCTTTTTCTAAAGGCATAATCAGTACCTCGGACGAGGCCTTTTCTTACGCGCCACTAATCGTTTTCATCAAACTTGGCACGCATACCGTTACTCATTCGTAACATAGCGTCACCAGTTAACGTACCCAGATTAGCAGTAGGGCGAGTAACAGTATCAACTAAAACTTTCCCCACAGCAGGCACTCTTTTAGTTTTACCATCTAAATTGTGCGGCATTGCAACCTACTTTCCGAAAGGACGACCACCATATGCGGCGTTGCCCAAATTAGTATCCCGCAAAAACGCTGCGGCTTTCTTAGCCTTCTGACTCATATCCCACATGTTGAATGAAGACGTAGAGTTATAAGGCTGCTCATCTTGTGAACCAAACGTTTCTTCAAACGTTCCGTATCCTTCACCTTTTGGCATAATATTTTTCCTTATTGTATAAACAGGGAACCAAACGTTTCACCGTTCACCACCCCAGTAACCTTCAAAAAACCTTGTGTCTTCTGAAACTCTCTAACAGCAGAAACAGTTTTCTTACCGTAAATCCCATCCACAGGACCCGGATCGAAACCACGCTCCGCTAACTTTCCCTGCACCAAACGCACAGGCAAACCACGACTACGAGAAGGACGAGACAAAGGAGTCTTCTTAACCTGCTCATGTAAATCTTTAAAGAACTGAATGATCGCAGCCCAATCAACAGCATCAGGAGCCTCTATGACACCCATACCATTCTCAACCCAATCACCTAAAACATCACCCGGACACGTCGTATACCCCTCACGACTCTTCTTACGATGTGTTGAAACCCAAAGCCCTCTACCGAAATGAGACTCAGCGGCATCAACAACTGTTTGTAAAGAACGTAAAGCATTGTCGCTAGGCTTGTGATAACCCCAACCAGTAAAGCACACACTAATGGAACGACTGTTCCACCCTTTAGTCCCCGCTCCACGATTAGCCCAACCTCGTCCTTCAAAAATAGTTCCACTCTCATCAACCAGCCAGTTGTACCCAATACCATCCCAGCCTTTACCCATGTGATGACGTTCAAACGCTTTAACAGCATCAGAGTTCTTAGGTCCGTTCTCCACACCAGAATGGTGTATGACAACACCCTGCACTCTCGCAGAGTTCAACTTGTCGAACTTCCCTTTAGGAGGGTTCTTAGCACCCCATTCTTTTCTGGAAACATACTTCATATCTATAAGCCTCTTTTGTCCCGTGTGTTTAAAATCTACTCGATTTCTCTTTCTAAATTACGTATACTGCTACGCTCTTCAGAAGCCTCAATGCGTTGACGCACAGACTCACCTCTTTGCAAACGCTCAGTGTTAATTTTCACACTCAAACCACCTAACGTAGACAGCATCGTTTGCAGCCAAGCATCCTGAGTTTTTCTATCTTCAGGAATGATCCTACGCCAACGCGCCATGTAAGGTAAAGCATTCTCTAAAGTGTTTAAAATCTTACCATTAATACGCCACTCACCTGTACTGTTCTTTTCAACCCACGTACCACCACTCATAAATTTCATAATCTCAGGCAACCCACGGATATGACGGAAAGCAGCAGGCATATTAACCCAATCATCTTTCAAAGGAATACCGGCATAAACTTTCTTCTCAGCGAAAAACTCTAAAGGAGCCTTCAAAATAGGAGAAGCACCAGAAGTAATCTGCTCCAACGCACGCTTACCCCCCTCAGCAGTAGGATCAAGCCTGATCAAATCCTGCAAAGGTAAATCAGGAGTAGCGTACGCAACCGAATCACCTATCTTAAACGGCAACTTGAAACCGAAAGGTTCCAAAATGTAATCAGCGACAAGTTCATCTTCAGGACCGCCCATCTCCATGTTTCTTTTAAGACTAACCATCCTGTTGAACTTGCCCGGATTCTCAGCCATCATAGAAATCTGCAACGGAAAGTTTTTACGAGTCCAAGTGTAAAACGGAATAGCACGCTTCATAACGTTCATTTCCATACTGGACAAAGCACCGTAATCGAAATGCAATTTGTAAACCTGCTCAATCGCTTCATCAAAAGTTTTACCTGTACGCATCCCATGTAACGCTGTCCCTAAACGCATAGCACTTTCAGCAGTACTGTTAGCGTTGCGTACAGCAGAGTACATAAAGAAACCTGCGTCTAAAGGATTGGCTCGTACACGTTTTGCTTGAGCGGGAGCGTTCTTACCTCCCACAACGAAATCCAACTTGCCTGTTTTACCCATATTAATATCAACAGACGACACTGCTTGACCTCCGCCGTGAACTCCGCGTTCAACTAAATCTAAAGCGTTACGCAACTCGACATCCTTAGGGTTGGCTCTTAACAAAGTTTTTAAACCTTCAGTTAAATCACCCTTACCTGCTGCTGTTGCACGTCGCACAAGGTTGCCTGCTTTAATAGTTTCATTCAACGGAATACCATCTAACCACATGTTAAATGCGCCTCCCATCAAGTTACGAATCACGAAACCCGGAGTGGCTACCATCTGTGCTTTCATCCAGTTGTGTATCTTGTCGTAGCCTCTCAAAAATTTGTTAACCTCACGCGGGTCGTTCATCTTCTGCGCCGCTAACATTCCCGCTGTGAAATCATCCCAGAAAATTGGATCTCCCGTAATGTAAAACTGGCGAGGTCCACCCAACCCCCACATTTGTTGACCAGTCATCTGCCACGCTTCCTGAAGGTTCTTAGCGGTGATGTTACTGATGTCTACCTCTCCACCGAAACTGTTCAAATTGAAAGGTTTGCTTCCTTCGACACTACCGTCACCTAACATGGTTCCTATAGCGTTAATGTAACCGTCTTTTTCGCGTTGCATCTGAATTAATCTTTGCTCTTCAATCACAGATTTAGCCTGCATTTCAGTAATGGCATGTTGACGTGCTAACAATTCTTTATTGAAATCCATTCGTGATCCTCTTTGAGTAAAACCGTCTGCATCCACTCTGACAATCGGTCTTTCTGAAGGATAAACAGAACGAGAAGAACCAGTTAACGTTTCCAACTGTGCTTCCAAGTTGCGTAACCTTTGAATTGTTTGTTCACCAGCCACAAACATGTTTTCTTCTATCGCTTGAGCGGCAACAAAATTTGCTTGACGTGCAGGCGCTCCACGCATAGTGTCATACTGGTTTATTAACAAACCTAGTTCTAAAGTTTCTTGCGTATCCCACCCTCTGTTAAGAGAAACTTGTCGTTGATCCAACGCTTGTTGAAGTTCAGTCCAAAACCTAGGATCATCCACACTAGGTAATCTTACGCTAGCAGCCGCTTCTGACACCTGTAAAGGAGCGTTAGGATCAATTTGACTTTGTGTACCACTGGGTCTGAAACGCCCACCTTCAAGATTAACAGTGTCATCCAAAAGAGAGGGTTGCAGAGGATCTCGTATCATCGTTAAAGTTTCTTCTAATGAGGTCATGTCATCACGAACAGATGCTCTTAAAGAAGTTCTAACCCCTGAAACCCTCCCAGTTTTGGGAGCAACCACCCCAGCACGACTAGGCTCAATTCGTCCGACATCATCCATTCGGTTACGCACACCTGTGTCAAGATTTTCCATAACATCAAATACTCTACGCGGTCTGCTATATTCGGGTTGCAGAATGTAAGCCAAACGTTGCGCCCCTTCTGTACCCCATACTTCTTCCGCTTCAGCCATTAAAATAGCGCCACGTTTACGCAACGTAGTTAAAATATCGTCAACACTGTCATCTATCTTCGACAAATAATGAACCTGTAAAGTGTCCTCAAGGTTACCCAACTCACTCATCGTTTTATGAAAACGTTGAATGACTCTATTAGTATCCGGGTTTTTGATCCGTTGAGGAGCCAAAGTTAAAGTATCTTCATTAAACGGTCTTCTGATAAAAGTACCAACATCAGGTATAGCCTCACCTGTTGCTCTGTTTATTTTATATAAACGTCCTTGAGCGCCACGTATCTCACCTTTGCCAGTAGGTAAACGCACCATGTCAAAATCTAGTCCTTCATCAAACATGTAATTATATGTGACCGCATCGCCTGTACCTAATTCCCCTGTTTCAGCAATGAAACCCATCTTGCCGTACTCTCTTCTACGGTTAAGATCAGTCTGAAACTTATCTAATTGTGTTTTTAATTCATCTAAAGCGTCGTTTAAAAAACCTTCCGGTTCTCTTGCAAAATCTGCTCTATCAAACCAATAACCCAAATCATTTAATAAATCTATTTGATCGTCAGTAATTTTATTAACCGCATTAGGATCTTTAGCAAGGTTTAACAAGTTTTTAGTTCGCTGATTTATACGCATCGTGGCTTTACTAGGAACTACCTGATAATTACCAGCACCCTTGACCTTCACAATTTTATTATTTAATTTTACTGTTTTAGCCAAACGTGCTGTACTCTCTTCAGGTAAATCAAAAGCCGCTCTAAAATTTTGCAACTCATCGAAATCTATTTGCCCTGAAGGGCTAGCAGTAACCATCACACCCGCTCTGTCAGCATCGAATAAAACAGTGTTATCTAACCAGCCGCCAGCCAACTGAGCAAACTCTCCTTGCTCCGCAGGATTCAATGTTTGTGCCAGTATATTATTACTCTGATATTCCCCTGCCATTTCCCAATCTACACGCCACCTGAGAGGATCATCTGTTTTTACTGACGTGCGGAAGATAGAGGGATTCTCCGACCCATTAAAAATATTAATGTTATCAAAATCTAATCCATATTTTTGCATTATTTTTCTTCGAAATTCAACAAAATTATCGACACTTTTAATAATGTTTACTTTGTTAGGATGATTAGATGCTTCCATCACCTTTCTGAAAGTTTTACCACCCAACTCTGCTACAGGACTATCTAAACCAGATTTCCATACTTTTGTAGGAATGGTGTAACCTTCACCTCCTAAAGTGCCTGTAATGCCACCCCACAGTTCATTCATTTCACGTTGAACGATCGTAATACCATTTTTAGAAGTCAACCCCGCAGCCAACTCTGTTGATTCGCTGATCTGTTTCAAAGCAACAATCGTTCTGTCTTTCATCATCGTATCTTCAGACAGATTGCGTACATAAGGAATTAACGTTTCGTCTATAAAGGTGTGAGTGTTAGTCATGTCATCCGCTATGCGAGTTAACCCTTCGGCAACATCAGAAGCACTCTGCCCCTGCATGTTCCCTATCGTTTCGATAACGTTTCTCATTGTTGCAGTGCCTTCTTCTAACAGTTGAAGACGCATAGTGGCTGCTTCTAAATCAGCAAGAATAGGAGTTAATTCTCTGACAGCATCAACAGCGAAAGCAGTTGGATCTTCCAACCTGTACTCTGCACCAAAAGCAGTTCCCGGCACACCCTCTTCAGTGATGCCACGAACACCAAGTATTATTTCCAACTCTCTTGCTATGTCCGCAATTTCTGCTTCTATCTGATGGCTTTCCAACATGCCTTGACCGGATTCGCTTATAAGGTCATTAATTTCTTTACGTATACGCGCAGCGCTTCTGGGAGGTAACTTTTCTAAAAAATCATCAAGAGCATCTGTGTTAAGAGCGCCATTCATTTGTTCTATAGTTTCTATAACTTCACGTTGCGCTTTTATATTGTCAGCCAATTTATTAATCTCAGCACCTGTTGCTTCAATAGTTTCATCAAATAATCTCAACGCATTACCATGTTGCGCTAATGTGTCAGCATTAAATATTAAACCTTGATCAGCAGCGTATGTTTCAATGGATGCTAAACGCACATCACCTGCCATACTACGAACATACGAATCTTCTCTCGGTTCAAACCCTCTCACAAATAACGATTCATCATCCGCTAAATATCCTGCTTCACGGTACAAAGCATCTACTTGTTCAGGGATGGTGCGACCCAAAGGATCAGCCACAGTTCCCCCACTCTGCTCCAACGCTAAACGCGCCTGCTGCTCTTCAGGATTCAAAGGACGACGAGTAGTTCTATAACCCGACCTGCCTAAATCATCAGTTTCGTAAGTTATTTGGCGTACATCAGGCACATCAGAACCCTGCCTGTGAGGGCGACCTATGATAGTAGAAATCTCTTCACCAGTGTCAGCGTTAAGAATAGTTAAAGTCTCACCTTCAGTAAATTCACCCGCCTCATTAATCCGATTAGGTTTAATTCTTCTTTCCCTCATGTGACTACTCACACGCCTGTTAGTAGCCTCTCTACGTCCAGCAGCAGGAGCCAAACCTTCAGCAGGATCACCTAAAAGTTTTATAGCAGCCTTCTCACCGCCCGTAGCGGTTTCAATAATCACACGACCTTCAGGTGTCAACATGTGAGGAGAGTAACCACCAAACCCCATCAACACCTCGTTCGCTTCACGCATAAAACTACTTTGTATACCCAATTCTGCTTCCTCAGCGGAACCACCATACAAATCTGAACGACCTAAAAACTCTATATCAGGCACCCTTACCAACTCGTCAAACAAATCAATAACTTCAGCAATCTGATTCAAATTCAAATCAGGAAAATCTTCAGCCAAACGAGCGTTCATCTCAGGTGAAAGAGGAACCCCAGCCTTAATGTCATCAGCCAACTCGGAAGGCAACGAAGTCAACTTACCTAAAGTAGTGTCATCTATACGACCTATTTTTCGTTGAACCTCATTAACGAAAATTTTACGATTCCTCATCGCTGTACTAACCCAATGACCCTGAGTGGCAGAACCACGATCAAAAGCACCCTTAAAAAAAGTGCTTAAAATAATGTCATCAACTTCTTTAGATCGAGCGAGACGATTAGTTCTCTGCTTCAAATCTCTTCTACGTTGACGCGCCAAAATACCTTCAGGGTCTTGACCACCAGCACGACGCAACCTATCTAAATATCTTTGCTGAGTATCAACCATAAGTTCACCAAATCGTTGACCAGCCTTAGAACCAGCAATCTTCTCAAACCTTAAACCCGGACTAGACATAATAGAAGCAGACACACCAGCACCAACAGGAAAAGTCTTTTTAATTTTAGGAACAAACTCAACAGGCATTTTCGCAGCCTTCGCTAAAATGTTTTGAGCCTCCGAAGAAATATTTCTAGCAGTAGCAGATTCACGGAAACCTTTACGACGCGCCTGTTTCAACAACGCAACAGTATCCTCCCCTTTAGGAAGAAGACTCTCCAACTTGTTACGAGTCATAGCAGGAATCTGATTCGCTCTTCTACGAGCAACCGCAGCCGAATCTCTAGTCAACCGACCCAACAAAGGACCAGTACCCGGTGTACGCACCCTAAGACCAGTCTGAATACCAGCCTCCTCTATAAGATCCTTAGCCTCTTTAGTGCCAAGTTTAGTTAAAGCATTACGCGCACTGGAAACACTCCCACCTTTTTTACCAGCCGCACTAATAGCAGTAGTTAACGCTTTTTCTTTAGCCTGCAACCTAGTAATATCATTCTTAGAAGCCTTAGAACCTTTTGTGGCTAAAGATTTTATATCTTTCTGAATAAGGGTTCTTGCCTGAGCCAACTCTTTAGTTAACCCTTTCGCACCCCTAGCACGGGCGTACACGCCCAAACCACCAACATAAGACAAAGGATCTAAAGCAACATCGCCAACAAAACCAGCGATACGATTACCCCACTTACCAAGATTGATATTCTCTTCACGCAAATAATCACCAAAACCATAATGATTTTTAGTTTGCGAAGCCAAATCCCGAAAACTGAAACCTTCCCCTTGGAAAAGATCAGTCATTTCTTTAACACCAGATGTTATAAAAGAACGAGGTAAATCAATAACACTCAACGCTTTACCAAACAACCCGCCTATGCCGCCTCCGCCAGAAGGAGCCTTCTTGTTTTTGAACCCTCCTGCGACAGCACCCCAATCAATCGCACCAGCAGGTCGAGAAACAGGAACAGGAATTTTAGGAGCAGTTTTAGGTTGAACGCCTTGTTGCGCTATGCGTCTTAAAATGTCGTCAAGAGAAGGAGTAGCCATTTATGGTCGCTCTCGGGCAACTCCGGTGGTGATCTCGTTCGTTTGAGTCCCCATGTTCCACTTTCTCTCAAACTCGTAGCCAACCTGTGCAGCCCAGTCGATGTAACCCAGCACTCCCGGTTCGTATATCTGGTCAAGCCACGGGGCGTCGATACCGCCCTGCGGCATGTTTGCTTCGATCTTGTCCAAGTCTGCCTGTGTGAAGACGGTGCCCCCTGCATCGCTGTACACTGGGGTCTGCGGGGTCACGACCTCACCCCCCGGCTGGGGGTGCTGCGTTCCTCTAATGCGCTGCCCTGTTGGAAGGACCCCCGACGTATCCGGAAGGGATGACTCCGGGTAGAGGATCTCCGATTCGGACTGACCCACGTCAGGACCAAATTGTTTAGGTCCAACAGGCTCCTGCCCTCCCATTAATTCAATTTCATCTGTACCCAAAGTAGCCATAGGGTTCATGTTCAACAACTTGTCTACAAGACTGCCGTAACCTTCTTCAATCAAAGCAAACGCCACATTCTCATTCGTGTATTTAGTAGCCCCTAAAACACCAAGTCTTTGGCGTACATCTTTAATAATCTCATCCATCGTTGCACCAGAAATTGCTTCAAATTCTGCTTCTATAGCCGGGTTACTAGCAACGCTCATTAAATTAGCCATAATGTTATCCGACGGGCTGCCTTCTGAACCGCCTAAAGCCTCCAACAAATCAGCCTGTTCATCGGCTTCCATCTGGTTTATAGCCAAATCTAAAGTACCTTGAGCAATCTTCTCATCAAACGATAAACCTGTTTCAGTATCGAAACTGTAATCCAAACCAAAGTTAGGATTATTCATTGGATAACCTGTTACAGAATCAATAACCGTTTCTCTCATGTCAATACCTTGAGCAGTTAAATTAGTGAAGAAATTCTCCTGTGCTAATTGTTCAGCAGCGCTCAAACCACTTTCCTCATCAAAACCGATAAGTCTGCCTGTACCACCAACATCAACGCCTTGAGCCATGAGATTAGCGATAATATTTTGTTGTGCTAAACCTTGAGCCGCTGTTAAACCAGTTCCCGTGTCAAACCCATACTGAAGACCCGTCTCAGGGTTAATAAGATTAGCAGCATTAAATTGTTGCTGTTGCAACTGTTGAGCAGCACTTAAACCACTCTTAACATCAAAACCGTACTCTCTACCAGTAAGAGGATTAATCCCTTGTGCTTGCAACTGGGCAGCGAACTTGTCTTGAACTTGACCAGTAAACGGATTAACAAATGTGCGATCCAAGTCTGCTTGCCCACTAGCAAATTCTTGAGAACCTAAACGTTCACCTGTTCTAAACGCCTGATCAAATTCACGTTCTTCTCTGCTGAAACCTTGAGCCGCTTCACGCTCACTGGTACCATATTGCATACCCGGAATGTCTATACCAGAAGCCAAACCAGCAGCCAACATTTCAGGAGTAGTACCAAAGAAAGGAGCCAACTGATCACTATATAAAGCCTGTTCACCAATCTCTTGCAACTCACCAACAGAACCTAACTCTGCTGCTAAACGCATATCTCTGCCTTGGCTACGCAAATCTTGTTCATAGCCACCAAAAATACCCAGACCCATCTGATTCAAAATCTGATCATCCATCAAACCAATGTTTGCCAAATCTTGTAAATACGCTCCACGTTCCTGATTACCACCAGAATAAATAGCGTTAGCGAGATCAAACTCGTCCGCAACTAAACTCTGATCAATGTCACCGTATAAACCTTCACGAAAATCTGCTAACTCTAAGTTTCTTTGAGTCTGATCAGCGGTGTAACGATTCAATGTTTCTTGTTGCCTGTTTTTAAAATCTAACATGATGTCAAAACGGCTGTCATCCCAAAGTTTTTTAGCCGCAACAATATCTATCAACCCTGCATCTACCGCCGCTTGAATGTAATTTTTCCTATCTTCCAACGCATCATCAACAAGATCTTCTTGTTGAGTTTGGAAAGTTTCAACAGGGTCAACAGGACCAATGGGATCACCACCTCCGAGACCACCACCTCCGAGACCACCACCTCCGAGACCACCTAAACCTAAACCACCATTTACCATTGCCGCTAGTTCTGTTTGACTCATAATAAAAGGATTAGCCGGTGTAGACTCAGGACCGTAACCAAAAGTAGCCGCATCATTAATGTTCATTGGGCTTGTACCCCCAGCAGCCTGCGCTGTAAGAGCATTAAAAGCACCCGGACTAAGCATTCCTGCATCTAATGCAGCCTGCGCTATAGCAGCCTCTTTTTGAGCAGGAGTGTTACCTGCTGGCGCACCATACTGAGTTTCTAAACCTTGAAGATATTTAAGAGCATTAGGGTCCTTTGGTAAATAATTTAAAGGTCTATTCCATTCATCTACAAGAGGAGCAGGCGCAGCAGGTGCAGATGCTGGAGTTACCCCAGCAATAAAAGCATCAAAAGCATCCTGTTCAGCAGTAGGTAAACCATAATATGTTTCTTGCTGTGTAAGACTCATCGCCGGATCAGGTAACTGTCTAGCAGGCGCAGCAGGCGCAGCAGGTGGTGTCATGCCTCCTACAAAAGCATCAAAAATACCTTGTTCTTGAGGGGATAAACCATAATATGTTTGTTGTTGAGCAGCAGTCATATTAGGATCAGGCAATGCTCTGGGTACAAAATTAGGATCAGCCCAACCACCCTGATTGGCTAATTGCCAATTAGTCATGTTTGGTATTCCACGTTCCATAGCACCCGGAGCAGTTTGTGCCTGCCAATCCATAAAAGGATCCTGCGTTCCCGGTCCTCTTACTTGATAAGATCCTTCCGGTCCTCCACCAGCCCATGCGTCCGTGAAAGCATCACGGGCTTTCTTTTCCCTCTTCCTCTTTGCATCTTCCGCAGCAAATTTCAAAGCAGCGTTTTCGCTCCAATCAACCATTAATTTAACGCCTCCCGAATCCTCGCAGCAGTCTCAGCCCTCGAAGTAGAAGCAGACAAAGCATCATCAAAACGAGAACCAGTAAACTGCCCATAAGCACCCATACGCTCCGCAGCAATATTCATCAAAGCCTCATCCATAGCAGCAGAACGCTCCGCCATCTGACGGTTGTACGCAGCAGCAGACTCAGCCAAACCAAGATTCTTAACACCAGAAGTTTCCATACCACGCTGTGCATAATTAGTTAAAAGTTGCGGAACCCGCTTCTTATAAGCCTTCCCCATGTCAAACTTGTCAACATTATAATCACGCTTCAAACCCTTAGCCTTATAACTCGTACCAGCCAAATTACGTGCAAGACGTTGACTAGGAGTTATCCCATAAGGATCAGAAACATTATAATTTTTGAAAGGATCAAAAGCCATAATTTAATTAAATACCTGACCTGCAATGACAAGAGTAGCGGTGTCTACAACAACATTGAGTACAACAGCCCCCTCCGACCCACCGCCGCTGAGAGCAGTACCAGCAGTTACATCCGAAATGTCGCCCGTACTGGTCTGTGTGATACGTTGGTTTATTCTCTGTACGCTCATTGCAACACTCCCTATCCAAAGTATGTGATCTGAATATCAGAATCTGAAGACCCAGCCCTGATGAACTTCACATCTGTTAAATCGTCTTGGTACAAATCCATAACGCTGTATGGATTCAAATAGTGACCCACAGAAGCAGTCGGGGTTCCCCACCTGACTCTGATTGGTTCAGCACCGTTTGTTATCATCGCCGCAATAGCACCAGTTGCGGCTGTGCAAGCAACAGCCACAGTAGATACTGTTAACTGTTGGTCACCTACAGACGACCCGTACTGTGAGGCGTTATATCTTATTCCTGACATGTTTCTCCTAACCGCCTAACGCCGTTACGCGGATTTCTAAATCATCCAATTTTTCTTGGATTTTAAACAACTCAAATTCGATAGCGCGAGCATTCTCACCTAACATTTTTTGTGTGGGCTGGTATATGACAGTCATTACTCTGCTGCTGCCGCCGTAGGTGGATCATCAGGGAAAACAACTTCGGACACCTTGCTGAAACCAGCAGGCAGGTCACGTAGTTCTTGCCTGTATGTCGCCCATTCCTCAGCAGTGTGATCGCCTAGGGTTGCGTCTGCTATTTGTGTCCAGTCAGTGTTACGCAATATTCCGTCACGTTCTGCTCTGACCATAGTGAAATCAAGATCCGCTGCTGCGGCTCGATCTGCTATCTCTTGTAATTCTTCAGCCGTGAGTTCGATGTACTCACCGTTCACGACCTTATATCTTGGCTCTGCCATTATCCTGCTCCGTTTATTCCATATAGTGTAAAAGTGCTGTGTTCTGCTAAATCGGTACTCCCAAGAGAATGCCCATAAAAAGCCACATCAGTAATTGCTGATGTGGAACTCCATAATCCTGCGGCAACTATAAGTTCCCATTGCAATACGCCAGTGGCATTATTAGGAACAACATCTTGAAAAAGAAGTTGTTTGTAATTAGAAGTATTTGCATAATTAGGAATCCAAATTTTACAGACACTAAAAGTGTCCGCTAAAACATCAGTACCGGGGCTTGTTGAATTGTATTGGAAGGCGGCTACACCAGTTTCTGTAGCCGCATCAACAGCACTACTAGCCGCCCTCATGCGAGTTGATGAATAGTTGTTACCTGTATCAACTCCACCATTGCCTACTCGAAAATCGGAATAGGCACGATAGGCTGATTCTTCTGTCCTAACACTTGCCATTAGTAGAAGATGATCGTAACTAGCAGAAATACTGCTTTTAGTCCAACTAGCCGCACCTCCTGAGCCTATTTCTTGATGATCTATTACATTCCAAACAGCCATTATGAACTCTTTATTCCGTAGAGGGTAAATTCTGAACCACGCGTAAAATCCGCTCCAGCACCCGCTTCATACAATTTGATTGTGCTTACCGCCGATGTGTCATCCCACAACTGTGAATTGAAAGAAACTTGGTCATTCGCAAATCCCCAAGATGAGCAAACGCTAGTGTTCTTATTCGTGTTCGCATAATCTAATAAATCAATAGTGTGTGTTGAATAAATTGGATTATTCTCACTTGCCCAAGCAACATAAGCGATGTTCATAAAAGCAATTCCAGCATTTGTATTCGTACTTGCCGATGAACCTGCGCCATACATTTGATGGCGTGAATAATTACTGCCTGTATCCGAATTTAGTTGTATCGCTAAAGTCCCACTAGAAGCATCGTGTAACGTGCCTCTTATTTGCAAATGCTCATACGTCGCAGGAACAGACGAAAACGTCACCGATGCAACGTCTGCTTCTAAATATACTGTTTCAATCGCTTCGATAATAGCCATTATGCTGTCACCATCCTTGGGAGAACACCAAACAAGTCGAAACGTGAATCAGCCGCCCAATTCATGGAACTAATAAACACATCTATTTCAGTTACCGCCGCTTGATTTTTCCAAGTAAAACCAGTTAAAGCAACAATGTTTGGGCTACCAGAACCTTGCATGTTGTTCGCTCGACCACTTTGGAGAGAAGTGTATTTTCCTGAATTTATGTCATGTATGGTGCAAATAAAACTTCCAAAAATATTTGCCCCGTCAGTTGATCTAGGAACAACCCCAATATCTGCGCTAGTTAAACTTTGAATATACGCAGCAACAGATGCTCCGTTGCTTTGTAAAATTTGACCTTCATAACTGCCTGCTGTTGTATCATTATTTAAAGTCATGCTTATCACACCACCAGTACCATGACTTCTCGCATAACCTATTATGACTAGATCCATGTATTGTGACCAGTCGTTAGCACCAGTGGAACTTTGCATTTGAACATTGCTAGTTGAAGTTCCTGAAACGACAGTAGTTATTAAAGGAACCCACGCTTCACCATCCGTGAGAGTTCCGTCAACTATGTAATCAGGTGTTGCTGTGTTAATAGTAGTTGTCATTAAGCCACCGCGTATCTGATTAGAACAATACCAGCAGCACCGCCTACAGCACTTGAACCGCCACCTGTACCACCACTACCTGAGCCTGTGTTAACAACAGGTCCAACAATAGTTGTAGTAGCGCCATTACCAACACCGCCTATACCTGAACCACCATCACCGCCATGACCAGCGCTCCAAGTACCTGAACCTCCACCACCGCCTGCGTAATAGGGAGTAAACGGGGAAGATAGACTGCCTACTGGACCGATGCCATAGCCTGTGGCTCCTGCACCGCCATCACCACCTTGTGAACTACCGTCTGTGTTACCTGCTTCGCCGACAGCACCTGCGCCACCGCCACCGCCAGCACCATATTCATTTGTGCTAATAGTACCGCCTTGACCGCCAGCATTACCTGTTCCTGCTCCTGAAGCAGTACCACCTGCTTGATTTGATTCGGATTTACCGCCACCACCAGAACCACCAGAACTAGGTGCGCCGTCTTTACCGCCGCCACGACCACCGCCACCAGCAGTTAAACTAAACGCAACAGAATCGCTCCCAGCGTTGCCGTGTTTATCGTTAGCAGGGTCAGGTGCAGCGCCACCTGCACCAACAGTAATAGTGTAAGGAGAAGAAGCAGGATCAATAGCGACTGTGCCTGTTAACATACCTCCAGCACCACCGCCGCCACCATTTGTTTTGTAACTGTTCTCTTGGGAGGCACCACCAGAACCGCCACCAGCAACTATCAAATAATCAACATCGCCACCACCAACAACAGTCAACGTGCCAGTACCCCTGAAAGTATGAACACGATACGTCGTACCAGAATCCTCATACTGGGTAATAATCCCACCGAAAGCAGTTACAGGAGTTGCAGCACCGCCCAAACCGCCGTTCAACCACGCAGAAACAGCCGTAGACGGATTAGCCTTAGCCAAATCCTTACGACCCTTCCACGTAGAAACCGCAGTACTAGGGTTAGTCCTATCTTGTCGAAACACTATAAGACCTC